TCCACTTTCGGATACGCGAGCAATTGTGCCGCCATTTGCTCACCATGCTCTTTTAGCGCCATTACTTTTTTCAGCTCAAAGGGTAGTGTCGGCGACAGGTAGCGAGCGGTCATCTTCCTGCTGACCAAGCATTTAACCTCGATTAGCTCGCAAATTCCATCAATCACGCGCTGGTTGTACACAAAACGACCGGCCTCATCCAAATCTCCGTCAAACGGTTGCGCCATGATAAAAGCATCCGGACTCGCGCCAAACATAACGCCAGGCCATGGTTTCTCAAAAACCTTCTTGTCAAAATCCTTATCGCAATGCAGAATATTCAGCAGTGGGTAATTTTCACGCATCCAGGCGATTGCATACGGCTCGTTGTCAATTCCGATTTGCATTGGACGGGAAGAGATTGGCGGTTCCGGCTCACCGGTTAATCTCTGGTATTGCAGTTCATACAGGTAGTCAATATTACCCTCAATCCATTTGCCCGACTTCGATAGCAAGTCTGCGGCTCTCGATGCGGAGAAATGTCCTACTTTCTCGAGATGCCATTGGTATTCTTGTTTATTCATTTTTCCTCCTTTCCTTTCTTTAAACCATCACACTTTTCCATCAACTTCTTTTCCATCTCGGCGGAAATCGAATACGACTCGCGCAGTTTTTCGATGGTTGAACCAGGCTTTTGCAGGAACGCTACGGCAGCGTCAAATTTATCAGCGGTCAGTTCCGGTTTGGGTTTTGGCTGAGGTGCGGTTGGGAGTTTGGCTGGGAGTTTTGAGATACGGAGGCCGTCACCCTTTGGTGTTTCGGCGTAGGTTAATCTGACCGGTTGGTTTTTGATGTCGAGTAAGCACCACGAGTTAACCTTAGCCTGCTTGCATAATTCAGCAGCGTTCGTGACGTTCAATATCATATCCATCGTCGTGTACGGATTTGGCTTAAATACTGCCACGGTAACATCTTTTTTAGACCCATTGACATTCTCCCCCTTGCGCTCCTCAACCCTATCAATTACGATGTATTCGATATCACGACCTCCAGGTAAAATCCAAGCGCCTGCATGCGTCGGAGATCCAACGAGCTGCTTGAAATGTTTCTTTTGCTGTTCCATTTTTCCAATCATTTTTTTAAGTAAAACACCCTCTTATCTAATTCCACCCTCAACCATTTAGTCTTATCGGATAGTCTTTTCACGGCCCCGCTGCGGGACAACCCCTCTTTGGTGCGATACCCTTCAATCGAAACCAGCAGCCCTTCGTCTGCGAGCTCCTGGATTTTATTTGCGAGATTTTCCATTCTTTTTAATCTTTTCCAGTTCCAAGATACTTTCCGGCGTTTGCTCATGCATGACCTTTTCCTCGGCCAGCGCAATCGCATCCTCATTCTTTTTCAGCTTTTTCTTGTTCTCGGCCTCTGCTTTTGCTATATCGTACAGGTCTTTGCAGAACTTGTCGATCGGGGCTGTGTTGCTTGGGTTCGAGGCAACTTGTAAATACAAGTACATGACTCCGGCCACCCTGGGGTTCATAAAGATGCATCTGGTTGCGTGCATAGCCCTGACAAGTTCGGTCAATCCATCCAGTTCATTCTCCTTGATGAGGTAGTTGATAAGGCTATACTCTGTTGTCGTGAATGTGAACGAGACCGACCACTCACCGGACGCCGAGCTCATTGTTGCCGACTTGTCGTTAATAGCCACTCGGTACACCACCTCTTTGTCGCGCATCAGATTGATGCTTGTTTTCTTTTTCCTTTTGAACATGTTGTTTGCTGGTTTAAGTTTGTCCAGCAAAGATAACACATAACACTTGAACCGCCAAGCATTTTTTCGATAAAATGAAAATTATTTCCGCTAAGAGCAATTTTCAAGGACAGAATTTCGTACTTAGATTCGTTATCCTTATATTTGCTGATTATAATGAGCATAACCAACTTGTAGATGGAAATCAAGCCTCTTCTTAGAAAACAATACTGGGTGCGCAGGACGCCAAGCGATTATGTACCAACAGCAACATCAATCTCTACCGGGTTTGGTGACTTTGAATTAAGGCCGGACACGTTCAACGGGGTGCAGATGCAACAATCGGACTTTATGAACGAGTTGCACCCGTCTGCCCACCGGATACACTCCTGCTCATACAGGTCAATGCGCCCAATCTATGAGTTTGATGAAGCGATAGGGAAACACAAGGTGACAGGGTACGAGGATGTTGAGCGCGTGGATGTTGGGCTGAACGAGGCTACGGTAAGACACAAGGTGACGACTGTTGCCGGTAACGAAATGTGGTTCCAGCCGGAAGGGACAGACCCAGGGAATGAGGAACGTGTCGCTGCGATTAAGAGCCAGTGGGTGATGTCTGGCATGCGTGCGGCATTTATTTCGATGTGTCGGGCACTATTCGCCACTGCTGACGCCGCAGTATATCTATATCTTGACGGTAAAACAATCCGGTATAAGGTATTCTCGTTCGAGAATGGCGACTCGTTTAATATGGTAAAGAATGAGCGCAACGAGGACGTGTTCGTGCGCAGGGTAAACTATAACGGAGTAGACACGATTGAGATTTACGACAGCAAGAATGTTTCGATGTGGATATCGAGCAAAGATGATACCCTGATGCAAAAAGTAATTGGGCGTGTCCGTGGGAGCATTATTGAGACATCAACTGACGGATATAAATGCATAGAGCGCAAGCCGCACGGGATGGGCCGATGCCCAGTAGTCTACTTTAGGGCTAAGGATGTTGTCTGGGGAAATGGTCAAAAAACGATTGAACGCATCGAGAGGCTCTTGTCCGACTTAGCCGAGAACAACAAGTACTACGCTTATCAAATCATGTTTACGACCGGGGGCGTTATCTCGCTTCCGCCTGCGCATCAGATGGGCAAGGTTATCTCGTCACCTGACCCACAAGGCAAAGCGGAAATACTTCAACCGGCGGACGCAAGTAATACGTTCACGATTGACCTGGAGAAAAATCTTGATCTTCTTTGCGAGGCCCTGGCGTTGGTGATCATTAATCCGAAAGACCTTAAAGCCGGGGAAAATACCGGCGCATTCATAAAGAACTTGTACTGGCGCGAGGTGCAATGGGCTGAAACACTTCTTGCAGAGATCAGGCCACAGACCCAGTCCCTACTCGACCTGTTTAAGATATGTGTTGGAAAGGCGGAGGATGATAGAAAAATAGCTGACGCAAAGCTTTCGTGGGGTATTATCCCGTGCGTACCAAAAAATGAAACCGAGGAGATACAAAACATCTGCATGGCAAAGAACGCCGGGGTCACTAGTGTTGAGACAGCATCCGGCGAAATACCGTTTAACAACCCTCGAGAATACGAAAAAATACAATCAGAGACCGAGCAGAAGATTGAGTCTGAAAAGGCACAAAAGATGCTTGACGCAGAGCTGGCCGCAAGAGCCACGCCAGTACAGCCTGGATCTGACGGTGAGGGCGCAAATAATCAAGGAAAATAGATATACATCATGAACCACCAAACTAAGCCTAATCAGGGCAACATCGCTGTATTTATTTTCAATTATAATGTCAACGGAAACGCACAGCGGCTTAAATCTCTTTTTGGCGCATACTTTCCGACGTACATTTTCGATTCCGGCTCAAACCCGCCCTGTCCTGATGCGATTCATTACGACAATATCTATTATGGCGGAATGTTTAATGAAGCCATCAAGAAGAGCCGCAACTATCGCTGGTGTTGCGTTATAACGTCCGACGTGATGATTGATGACCAATTCGCGACACTATTGCCTCAAAAGATGATTGAGGCGTCACATAACGCAGAGATAGGATGCTATCAGCCATCCTGCCATTCGACTGGTCGGTCGCATCAATATGGATACAACAAGTCGACGGGGAAAATTCGGGAGGTTCCGTATTTTGAAGGGTGGTTCCAAATGTTTCGGACATCTCTCGGCTTTTCCCTCGACTTGTCTTTGAATAGGATTGGCTGGGGAACAGATCTGTATCTATGTAAGCGTGCGCGCGATCGAAAACTAAAGAATGTGGTTGATGACAGAATCGTGGTGTACCACCCAAAAGACACTGGCTTCTCAAACAGCGAGGCGAACGAACAGATGCAGGCTTGGGCCGCAACGATACCTGATTTTGACAATCAGATAAAGATTGGAGTCGGAATAATTTGCTATGAGGGCACGGAGCATCTACGGAGCCTGATTGCCGAACTCAGGCCGCACGTCGACCATATAGCGCTACTCTGGTGTGACGAGAGCTATACCGGCGAGCCGGCCCATGACGCGGACAGGGACGAGGTGTACAGCCTGTTCTCAGAAAAACTGGTTGATGATATAGTCGAGTTTCTACGCCTCGACTATGTTCCACCACGCGAGCAAGAAACAATTCGGCGCAACCAGGGCTTATCCTATTTTCAGCAGAAGGGCATCGACTATGCGCTCATCATGGATTCAGACGAGTTTTATCACGCTGGTCAATTTGTCGAGGCTAAAGAGATTGTCCGCAGATGGCTACCTGGTTGCACGTATGCCCAGTACAAAAACTATTACAAGGATAAGCGATGCATGCTCAATGATGACCTTTTTGGACGGCCGAGAGTTGTGCCGTTCTTGGTGTCTACGGCTCATCGTTTCCAGTTCAATATACCGATTGCCGCACCATCAGACCCAACCAGGCGAATGCGGACAGACTGCGACATGTATCTTCATCCTGACATGATTACAATGCACCACTGGTCTTGGATCCGAAACGACATCAGGCGCAAGATTATGTCATGGTCTGCTGGCGACATGTTTACCAAATCGGAGCTGGAGGAGATGATCGATTATTACCAGAAATTCGACGAGCGCCAGACATACGTTAGGATACC